TTAAGCGAAAGCTGCGTGCGTCTGTGCGTGCTTCTCTCGATCTCTTGTTAGATCAATTCTAATCTAAACTTTATAAAAACACTAGCTCCCTGTAGCTCATTCTTATGAGAGTGAGTTTTTCATAGCAGTGTCATATTTGTTTTGCTTGTTAACGACTTTCTGCCGGGGACGTGTTGTACTGTAGGCAGCGACCCACCCATAGGTTGCATTATGCCGAAAGTCAACAAATACGGTCTCGAGCTGCATTGGGCCCCAGAATTTCCGTGGATGTTTGAGGACACAGAGGAGAAGTTGGGTGACCCATGTAGCTCAGAGGTGGGTATGGTTTGCCCCACCACCGAGCAAAAGCTGGGAACAAGTGAAATTTTTTCTAAGAATCACTATATGGCTGATTGTCGCCGCCTAACCACTAGGGATTGTGCGGCGCCGTTGGCCTTGTTTAGTGATATGGTTATTACAACAGGTCCAGATGATATGGTATCTGTAATTGAAGAGGCCTTTAAGTCCCAAAAGGCTGTTTTTGTAGTGCCACCTAGACGCATGTCCTTGGAGGAATGCTATAAAGTTGGGTGTGCACCTAGAGGTTGGTCCATGGGTATGTTTAGCCGTAAGCCAGAGTGTTATACTGGTGTTTGCGGCAAAGGACATAAGCATGTTACCAACGAGCTCTTTGTTATAGACCCAGAAGGTGTCTGCTTTGGTGCAGGCATATTTTTGGGTTGGGTAGTGACTGTTGATGTCATACCTAAGAGAGCTTTGTACAAGTTGGAACCTTGGGTTCTGTACTTGCGCAAGCGTGGTTATAAAGGGGCTCATGTTGCTAGTCATGTAGACTGGTTTCTTCATGGTAGCGAGGTTTATGACCCTTATTATTATGGAGCCATGGACATTGTTCAAGACGATCCGAAAGGAAAGTTTTCGTCCAAGGCTTATGCTATGTTGAGAGGGTATCGTGGTTTAAAACCTATACTCTATGTAGATCAGTATGGTTGTGACTATACTGGTTCTCTTGCAGAGGGATTGACTGATTATGCTGACTTTTCCCTCGCCGAGATGAAGGAACTCTTTCCTGTTTGGAGTCAGAGTTTAGACTATGAGGTTGTTGTTGCTTGGCATACAGTTCGTGATGCACGGTTCGTTATGAAATTGCAAACTTGTGCTACTATTCGTAGCATAGAATATGTTGGAGAGCCTATGGATGATATCCAGGGTTCCGAAATTTTGGTAAAAGAACCTGTGCATGTGTTATCTGCTGATGCCATTGTTAGCAAATTACCTAAATTAATAGATTTGATGCAACAGACAGATGCTGTTTCTGTGGTTGAGTCAATTTATAAAGCCAAGCTTGCAGAGTGTGGTTTTGTTATGCAGTTTGGCTATGTAGAGTGTTGTCAAGATGATTGTACCTTTAGGGGATGGTTGGCTGGCAACATGATTGATGGATTTGCTTGTACTAGTTGCGATCATGTTTATGATGTTGCTGCTTTGCAAGCACAATCTTCTGGTGTGCTGCCAGATAAACCTGTGCTGTACACCCAAAGTACTGCGCTTAGTAGCGCAGATGGATTTAAGCTTTATGGTATGACTGTGGTACCATTTGGCGGTTGTTTGTACTGGACGCCAGGAGCTGGTGTTTGGTTTCCTATAATTAAATCAGCTGTGAAGGCTTATGATAATATGACTTTCACGGGTGTTGTTGGCTGTAAAGCCATAGTTAAAGAGACAGGAGCTGTTTGTAAGGCTTTGTACTTGGATTATGTAGCATTCAAGTGCTCTGACTTGAAACAGCGTGAGCTTTTGGGTGTGCATGATGTTTGGCACAAACAGCTCTTGCTTAACAGGGGTGATTATTCACTTTTGTTAGAAAATGTGGATTATTTTATGATGCGACGTGCCAAATTTAGTTTGGAGACAGGTACTGTCTGTGCAGAAGGGTTTATGCCCTTTTTGTTGGACAATGTGGCCGCACGCGCATATTATTTAAACAAACTCATTAGAGTTGGTCATAAGTTTGGAGATTTATCTGCCAAATTTGGACATAAAGTTGTTAGCTTGAGTCGTAGAATTCTTGTGCTTTCTATAGATTCTGTTCAGGCTGCAGCTTCTTATATAACATTGCACTTGAAGGATTTTCTCAGTGCATTGGTTGTGTATGGTGGTGACTTTTCTAAAAAGTTGCTATCTTATGTTAAGGCTTTTACAACAAAAACTGCCATAGCTGTAGCATGGCTTGTGTTTCATGTTGTTCATGGAGCATATATTGTTGTAGAGAGTTCTATATATTTTGTTGTTAGCACTCCTGATTACGCTCGCACTGTTGTCGAGTCTTTTCAGAAGTTGTTTAGAATGACATTGGATTGTGTCCGGGAGTCATTGTTGAAAGGGTTGTCAGCCTATAGGATAGGTGTTGACAAGTTCTGTTTTGTGGGTAATCAAACCTATAGAGTCTGTAAAGGCATGTTGCAAGGTTTGGTTATGCCTAGTTTATGGACTCATGGTTCAAAAGCTGTCTTTTTAGAAGGCCCTGCAGAGCCAGTGAGAGTTAAGGATTCCGTAGTGGATGTTCTTAAGGAACCTCTCACATCTTGTGGGTTTAGAAAAACCCCGAGTGTTGCGGAAAAGATTTGTATTGTGGATAATGTTTATATGGCCAAATGTGGTGATTATTATCACCCTATAGTGGTGGATGGTGACTACTTTGGTTTGTTAGATCAAGCTTGGAGATTTCCTTGTGCAGGTAAGTCAGTTACTTTTGATAACCAGGATTCTGTTAAGGAGTTCGTGGCTAAAAAGGCTGTTACTGTACATTATGAGCTTGACTCTGATTTTAACAAAATCCTCGATACGGCTTGTGCCACATTCGAGGTTGATCAGAATGTTGATATGGAGGAGTTTACTACTGTTGTTATTGCAGCTATTGAAGAAAAACTCTCTCCATGTCGCGATATGGAGCAGATAGGATCCAAAGTCTGTGCATTTTTGCAGAAGTTGGAGGATAATGACATTTATTTGTTTGATGAAGAGGGTGATTGTAAGTTGTCCTCTAAATTATATTGTACATTTAGTGCTCCAATTGATGAAGATTTTGTATGCTCAGAGGAAGATGAAGATGCTTCTTCTGAGTGTGATGTAGAAGAGGAAACGTCAGTTGATGAAGCTCAGGCCATTATCACTGCACCATTGTCACTGTCCATTCAGGACGAGCAAAGTGTTTGTGTTGCTAGTGGTGAGAATGAAACTGACGAGCCTTTACTTTCTGAGCAACCAGACCAAATCGTACAAGAGTTGGTTATTGTGGCTCAAAATTCTGATGGTCCTGTTGAAGCTGATTCAATTGAATTGGCTGATAATGTGGACCTTGTTTCTATGACTGTTGAGCAAGATGTAGTTGTTCCGCAGGAAAGTGTTTATGTTGAAGTGGGCGGATTATTTGCGCCTAAAGCTGATCGCACTAATTGTTGGTTGCGATCAGTTTTGCTTGTTATGCAGAAATTGCCTTGTGTTTTTAAGGATGCTGCTATGCAAGCTATGTGGATTGCGTACTGTAAATCTTATAGTCAGGATTTTGTGGACGCACTTTTGAAAAATATGCCTGCTAATATACGTGTACCACAAGGTGGTTACGTCGCAGATTTTGCATATTGGTTTTTGACTCAGTGTGAGTGGAAAACGTGCGCTTTTTGGCGTTGTTTAAAATGTGATACAGGACGCTCATTGAGTGGTCTTGATGCCATGTTTTTCTATGGCGATTGTATAGCACACCGCTGTAAATGTGGTAGCTATATGGTTGCTCTTGCCATGCATGTGCCTTTCACAGTGCACTGTGCTATGAAAGACAAGTTGTTTTGTACTTTTGTCTCACAGCGCCGTAATTATCGCGCTGCATGTGTTGTTGATGTTAACAACAGACATTCTATGGCGGTTGTTGACATTTGCGGTTTAAAGCAAATTGATGACAGACTTATTACTGCGGTTGACAGTGATAAGTTTGATTTTATGATAGGCGATAGTCATTCTTTTGGTATGACACCATTTGAAATCGCTCAGTTGTATGGTTCGTGTATAACACCTAATGTGTGTTTTATTAAAGGTGATGTGATAAAAGTGACTCAGTTGTTAGGTGCTGAGTACTTGGTTAACCCAGCCAATGGTCATATGCGCCATGGAGGTGGTGTTGCCAAGGCTATAGCTCAAGCAGCTGGTGCTGAGTTTGTCAATGAGACTGCCAATATGGTTAAGGATAAAGGTGTTTGTCAAGTTGGGCAATGTTACGTTTCAACTGGTGGCAAGCTTTGTAAGAAGGTGCTTAATGTCGTTGGTCCTGATGCACGTAGCACGGGGAAGCAGAGTTATGCACTTTTAGAAAGAGCTTACGCTCATCTTAATGGTTATGATGAGTGTGTGACTACTTTGATATCTGCTGGTATATTTAGTGTGCCATCAGACGTGTCACTCACTTATTTGTTAGGTTCTGTTGATAAGCGAGTTGTTCTCGTTAGCAATAGACAAGAAGATGTTGACATTATAACTAAGTGCACTTTGACATCTGTTGATGGCACTAAGAAGTTGGCAGAGCGTTTGTCCAAGAATGTGGGGCGCCCTATTTTGTATGATACAAATGTTGAGTCGCTCGTTTTTAAGAGTGATCCATTTGTGTCTACATTTGAAGTGCTTCAGACTGTTCAGTCCTTAAGGCATGATATTAAGATTGATGATGATGCACGTGCTTATATTCAAGCAGTGTATGATGCTCCTCCTATGGGGTGGCGAGTTGTCAATAAATATATACAAGTGGGTGGTGTTAGAACCATTAATTATGTTGAATGCCCTGGCAACACATTATTGTGTAGCCAGGGTAATGATTTTGGTTATGTTCAGAATGGTTCATTCAAGAAGGCTACTGTTGCTCAGGTTAAAAGTCTATTTTTAGACCGTATTGAAATTTTGGTTACTGTTGATGGTGTCAATTTTAGCACTAAATATGTGGTGCCTGGTGTCACCTTTGGTAAACAAATTGGCAGTGCATTTTGTGATTTTGTTAATGTCACCAGATGCAAAGTCGATAGTAGTTATGCTGGTAAGGTTTGTTTTGTTTATGATCAATTAACAGCTGCTGATAAACAAGCTGTTAGACAAGCCTTCAATTTTGATGAGAAGCAGTTGCTGACTTATTACAACTTTTTGAGTTGTTGTAAGTGGGAAATCTGTTTTAAAGGCAAATTTTTCGCCTTGAAGCAAGCGGATAATAATTGCTATGTTAATGTCGCATGCTTAATGCTTCAACATTTGAATCTTAAGTTTGGGACTACTCAGTGGCAAGAAGCCTGGCTCGAGTTTAGAGCAGGGAAGCCATTGCGATTTATAGCGTTGGTCTTTGCGGCTGGCGGTTTTAAGTTTGGTGAACCATCTGATGCTAGAGATTTTATACGTTTTGCATTGACACAAGCAGATCTTGCCAGTGCAAAATGTGATTATGAATTTGTTTGTCAGTGTGGTGTAAAACAAGAACAACGTATAGGCGTTGATGCTGTTATGCATTTTGGTACATTAGATAAGAGTGATCTTGAAAATGCTTACACAATTCAATGTAGTTGTGGTAATAAGGCAATTCATTGCACTGCTATTGATGTACCGTTTTTAATTTGCAGCAATACGCCTGGTTGTGTCGACAAGTCGATACCTGCAGGGGCTAAAGCTGTGAATGTTTTTGCAGGCGGTCATTACACACATATAAAGTGTGATTCTAAGCTGCAATTGTTTGATGCTATTAATGTTAAGGACGTACAGGCTGTTAGTGGTGATATCACTGATTGTTTGTATGTTTTACCACGAGGTATACGTCAAACTTTTAAATCTGTTTTGACTACATATTATTTGGATGATGTTAAGCACATTGAGTATAAACCTGATCTCTCACAGTATTACTGTGAAGGAGGTAGATATTACACCCAACGCATTGTAAAAGCTCAATTTAAAACATTTGAGAAGGTTGATGGTGTTTATACCAATTTTAGGTTGGTTGGTAATGCTATTTGTGCTTCTCTAAATAAGAAATTGGGTTTTGATGCATCTAAAGATTTTGAAGAGTATAAAGTGACAGAATGGCCTGTAGCAACAGGTGATGTGGTGCTGGCCAGTGATGATTTGTATGTTAAGCGTTATGAAAAAGGTTGCATTACTTTTGGTAAGCCTGTTATTTGGCGTGGCCATGAAAAAGCATCCTTAGCATCGCTAACATATTTTAATAAACCATCATTGGTTATTGAGAATAGATATGATTGCTTGAAAGTTGATGACCCTGTGGTTGAAGATGGTGTTATATCACCAGTTCAAAATACCACGGAAGTCATTAAATTGAATGGTGTGAAGAAGCCTTTTAAAGTTGAGGATAAGCTCGTTATTAATGATGCTAGTTCTACAACTAAATATGTTAATAGTTTGACTATAGTCGATGTGATCGACATGTGGCTTACTGGTTGTAGGTATGTTGTTAAAATAGCTAACGCGTTGAGCGTTGTGGTTAATGTGCCTACAATTAAGAAGTTTGTTAAATTTGGTATAGGTGTAATTACTATACCTTTTAAGTTGTTAGGTTTAAGAGAACAGAAAACAAAATTTTTGGATGATGTTAAAAGGGTTGTTAGAAGGCCTTTTAATTTTCTGAAATGGTTTTTCTGTCCTTTTATACAGCTTTTACCATTTGTTTCTGTTAATTCTAATGTGATTTACACCACAGAAGTTGCTTCTAAGTTGACGTGTAAATTATTGGCATCTGCTATTAAACATGCATTGATGTCATTTAAATGGCGTGTTGCTATCAGGGGTTGTTTTATGATAGCAACTGTGTTTTTGTTATGGTTTAATTTTATATATGCCAATGTTATATTTAGTGATTTTTATTTACCTAGGATTGGGTTTTTACCTACATTTTATGGTAAAATAGCTCAATGGGTTAAACAGACTTTTGGTTTGTATACGTTTTGTGATGCTTATAACATTACAATACAAGATATAGGTGTTAAATATCAACATTGTAATGATAGTTTAGCATGTAAGTTGTGTTTTTCTGGTTTTGATATGTTGGATAATTATAATGCTATTGATATTATCCAATATGAAGCTGATAGAACCTCATTTTTTGATTATACTAGCATAATAAAGATAGGTGTTGAGCTTATTGTTAGTTATGCTTTGTATACTATGTGGTTTTATCCATTATTTTGTCTTATCTGTTTACAGATACTGACTACATGGTTGCCAGAATTTTTTATGTTGAATTCATTACATTGGTTTTTTAGATTGCTGGTATATTTGGCTAATTTGTTTCCAGCACATGTATTTTTGCGGTTTTATATTGTTGTGACCGCTATATATAAAATAGTATGTCTTTTTAGGCATATTGTTCATGGATGTTGTAAACCTGGTTGTTTGTTTTGTTATAAGAGGAATCGTAGTGTGCGTGTTAAGTGTAGCACTATAGTAGGTGGCATGTTGCGTTATTACGATGTGATGGCTAACGGTGGCACCGGTTTTTGTAACAAACATCAATGGAATTGCATTGGATGCGATTCTTACAAACCAGGTAACACATTCATAACTGTAGAGGCTGCGGCTGAGTTGTCTAAAGAATTCAGAAGGCCTGTTCATGCTACCGACGTTGCTTATCATACTGTTACGGATGTTAAACAAGTTGGTTGTAATATGCGTCTCTTCTATGAGAGAGATGGTCAAAGATTGTATGATGATGTTAATGCTAGTTTGTTTGTGGATTATAATAATTTGCTGCATTCTAGAGTTAAATCTGTGCCTAATATGCATGTTGTGGTTGTAGAAAATGAAGCTGATAAAGCTAATTTTCTTAGTGCAGCCGTGTTTTATGCACAGTCTCTTTTTAGACCTATATTGATGGTGGATAAAAATTTGGTTACCACTGCCAATACTGGTACTTCTGTATCTAAGACTATGTTTGACGTTTATGTTGATACATTTTTGTCAATGTTTGACGTTGATCGTAAGTCTTTAAATAATTTTATTGCAGCTGCGCACAAGTCTATTTTAGAAGGTGTTCAGCTGGAAGATGTTTTAGCTAAGTTTATTAGTTGTGTGAGGAGTGATAGTTGTTCTATAGATAGTGATGTGGATACTAATGTTGTTGCTAAGTCTGTTATATCAGCTGTTTCTGCTGGTATTGAAATAACGGATGATAGCTATAATAATTTGGTACCTACATATATTAAAACAGACACTATTTCAGCTGCAGATTTGGGTGTTCTCATACAACATAATTGTAAACATGTACAAGGCAATGTGGCAAAAATGGCTAGTGTTGCTTGTGTATGGTCTTTTGATGCTTATAATCAGTTGAGTTCTGATTTTCAGCATAAATTAAAGAAGGCATGTTGTAAAACTGGTCTTAAATTGAAGGTTACATATAATAAACAATTTGCTAATGTATCTATATTAACAACGCCGTTTAGTTTGAAAGGTGGCAATGTTGTTAACTTTTTATATTGGATTTTTAAACAAAGTTTGTGTTTTCTTTGGAAATCTACCTGCTTTGTTTATAGACATAGTTCCAAAGCTATTTATGTAGCTTTTGTAGTTAATGTTATATTGTTTGTGGTACTATGGGGTTTGATGCCTACTTATACCATACACAAAACTAATTTTGAACTTCCTGTTTATGCCAGTTTTAAAGTTATAGATAATGGTGTTGTTAGAGATGTTAGTGTGCATGATGTTTGCTTTGCTAACAAATTTGAACAATTTGATGTTTGGTATGAAGCTACTTTTGGTTTGACATATTATCGTAATAGTATGTCGTGTCCCATAGTTGTAGCTGTTACAGATCAAGATATTGGTTATAATGTTTATAATGTTCCTACCAAAGTTTATAGATATGGTTATCATGTATTGCATTTTATAACACATGCTTTTTCAAATGATGGAATTCAGTGTTATACTCCGCATTACCAGATATCGTATAATAATTTTTATGATAGTGGTTGTGTCTTATCCTCAGCTTGCACTATGTTTGCTACTGTGGATGGTGTCAACCAACCTTATTGTTATACGGAGGGGCTAATAGCAAATGCCTCTTTGTATAGTTCATTGGTTCCTCACGTGCGTTATAACCTTGCTAATTCTAAAGGTTATATACGTTTTCCTGATGTATTGCGTGAAGGATTAGTTCGTGTTGTTAGAACCAAATCCATGATGTATTGCAGGATAGGTTTATGTGAGGCTTCTGATGAGGGTATTTGTTTTAATTTTAATGGTTCCTGGGTTTTGAATAATGAGTATTATAGAAATTTGCCAGGTACCTTTTGTGGTAAGGATGTTTTTGAACTTTTTACACAATTTATGAGTGGTTTGACACAGCCTGTTGATTTCTTTGCTTTGACAGCGAGTTCAATAGCTGGCGCCATTCTTGCTATTATTGTAGTGTTAGTGTTTTACTATTTGATAAAGCTTAAGCGTGCTTTTGGTGATTACACTAGCATAGTTGTGGTTAATGTTATAGTGTGGTTTGTTAATTTCCTGATGTTGTTTGTTTTTCAGGTTTATCCCACATTAGCTATTTTTTATGCCGCTTTTTATTTTTATATAACACTATATTTTCCTTCAGAGATTAGTGTTGTAATGCATATGCAGTGGCTTGTAATGTATGGCACAATAATGCCATTGTGGTTTTGTTTGCTGTATATTGCAATTGTTATATCCAACCATGCATTCTGGGTATTTTCTTACTGCAGAAAGGTTGGTACTGGTATGCGTAGTGATGGTACGTTTGAAGAAACGTCTCTTACTACTTTTATGATTACTAAAGATTCCTATTGTAGACTCAGGAATTCACTTTCTGATGTTGCTTTTAATAAGTATTTGAGTTTGTATAATAAGTATAGGTATTATAGTGGTAAAATGGATACTGCTGCTTATAGGGAAGCTGCGTGTGCTCATTTGGCTAAAGCAATGGACACTTTCACTCAAAATAATGGAAGTGATGTGCTTTACCAACCCCCAACGGCTTCTGTGTCTACATCATTTTTACAATCAGGTATTGTGAAGATGGTTAATCCTACATCTAAAGTAGAGCCATGCATGGTTAGTGTTACGTATGGTAGCATGACTTTAAATGGCTTGTGGTTGGATGACAAGGTCTATTGCCCGCGGCATGTAATTTGTTCGCAGAGCGATTTGACTAATCCTGATTATACACAATTGTTATGTAGAGTGACATCTAGTGATTTTACTGTAATGTTTGACCGTATGAGTCTTACTGTTATGTCTTACCAGATGCAAGGATGTATGCTAGTTCTTACAGTTACTTTGCAGAATCCTAAGACACCTAAATATACTTTTGGTGTTGTTAAGCCTGGTGAAACGTTTACAGTTTTAGCTACTTATAACGGCAAACCACAAGGAGCCTTTCATGTTACTATGCGTAGTAGTTTTACCATTAAAGGTTCCTTTTTATGCGGTTCTTGTGGATCCGTGGGTTATGTAATGATGGGAGATTGTGTCAAATTTGTTTACATGCATCAATTGGAGCTTAGTACTGGTTGTCATACTGGTACTGACTTCAATGGGGATTTTTATGGTCCTTATAAGGATGCACAAGTTGTACAACTCCCTATTCAAGATTATGTTCAGACTGTTAATTTTGTAGCATGGCTTTATGCTGCAATTCTTAACAATTGTAATTGGTTTGTACAAAGTGATACTTGTTGTATAGAAGATTTTAATATGTGGGCTATGTCTAATGGTTTTAGCCAGTTTGTGCCTGACTTAGTTATAGATGCTTTGGCTTCTATGACTGGTGTTACTGTGGAGAAATTATTGGCTGCTATTAAGCGGCTCCATAATGGTTTCCATGGTCGTCAGATTATGGGCAGTTGCAGTTTTGAAGATGAGCTCACACCAACCGATGTTTATCAGCAGCTGGCTGGTGTGAAGCTTCAATCAAAACGCACTAGATTTATTAAAGGTACAGTATGCTGGATATTGACTTCTACTGTTTTAATGAGTTGTATTATATCCGCATTTGTAAAATGGACTATGTTTATGTATGTTACTACTCATATGTTGAGTATAACTATTAGTGCACTTTGTTGTATAAGTTTTGCAATGCTTTTTGTGAAACATAAACATTTTTATTTGACTATGTATATAATTCCTGTATTTTTGACACTTTTGTATAACAATTATTTGTTTGTTTACAAACAGTCTGTTAGAGGTTATGTTTATGCTTGGCTGACACATTTAATACCATCTGTTGATTATACATATACGGATGAGGTTATTTATGCCAGTCTAGTTTTAATATTAATGGTGTTTACTACATGGCGTAGTATAAACCATGATTGTTTTTCAGTAGTCATTCTCATAAGTAGAATAGTGTCGTTGTTTACTATGTGGTATTTGGGTTCTAGTCTTGATAAAGAGCTGCTTATACTTATTACGTCTATGTTTGGTACGTATACATGGACTACGACACTGTCTCTAATTTTTGCAGAAGGACTAGGTTCTTGGTTGACGAAAGATGTTTTATTCTTTACGGACATACCCAAGATTAAATTAACTCTTATTAGTTATTTGTTAATTGGTTATTTTCTTAGCTGTTACTGGGGTGTTTTGTCTCTTTGTAATAGCATATTTAAGATACCTCTTGGTGTTTATAATTATAAAATTTCTGTACAGGAATTACGTTATATGAATGCAAATGGTTTGCGTCCCCCTCGCAATAGTTTTGAAGCCATGATACTTAATTTTAAGTTGATGGGCATAGGTGGCGTACCCATGATAGAAGTATCTCAAATTCAATCTAAGTTGACAGATGTTAAGTGTGCTAATGTTGTTTTGCTTAATTGCTTACAACATTTGCATGTTGCTTCTAATTCTAAGTTGTGGCAATATTGCAGTACTTTACATAATGAAATACTTGCTACTTCAGACCTGAATGTAGCTTTTGAAAAGCTTGCTCAGTTACTTATAGTTTTATTTGCTAATCCAGCAGCAGCTGATAGCAAAGTTTTGGCTAGCATAGAAGATGTGTGTGATGATTATGCACGCGATAATACTGTGCTTCAAGCCCTACAGAGTGAATTTGTTAATATGGCTAGCTTCGTTGAGTATGAAGTTGCTAAAAAGAATTTGGATGAAGCCAAAGCTAGTGGTACTGCTAATCAACAGCAGATTAAGCAACTAGAAAAGGCTTGTAATATTGCTAAATCAGCTTATGAGAGAGATCGTGCCGTTGCTCGTAAGTTAGAACGGATGGCTGATTTGGCACTTACTAATATGTATAAGGAAGCTAGAATTAATGATAAGAAGAGTAAGGTTGTTTCTGCTTTGCAGACCATGCTTTTTAGTATGGTGCGTAAATTGGATAACCAAGCTCTTAATTCTATTTTGGATAATGCAGTGAAAGGTTGTGTTCCATTGAATGCTATACCTTCACTTACTGCTAACACTCTGACTATAATAGTCCCCGACAAACAAGTTTATGATCAAGTTGTGGATAATGTGTATGTTGCCTATGCTGGTAATGTTTGGCACATACAGAATATCCAAGACGCAGACGGGGCAAATAAACAATTGAATGAGATAAATGAACAAGTTACCTGGCCATTAGTTATTACTGCAAACAGGCACAATGAAGTAGCTAGTGCTGTTATGCAGAATAACGAGTTGATGCCTGCACGGCTGCGTACGCAGGTCGTAAACAGTGGTCCAGATATGAATTGTAATACACCTACACAGTGTTATTATAATAATACTAACACTGGTCGTGTTATTTATGCGATACTTAGTGACGTTGATGGTTTGAAGTACACTAAGATCGTAAAAGAAGATCAAACTGTTGTGGTTTTAGAATTGGATCCCCCTTGTAAGTTTACTGTTCAAGATGTAAAAGGTGTGAAGGTTAAATACCTTTACTTTGTTAAAGGTTGTAACACTCTCGCACGAGGTTGGGTTGTTGGTACAATCTCTTCTACTGTCAGATTACAAGCAGGTACTCCGACTGAGTATGCTTCTAATTCATCTGTACTTTCTTTGTGTGCGTTTTCTGTAGATCCTAAGAAAACGTATCTTGATTTTGTACAACAAGGTGGAGTTCCCTTAACAAATTGTGTTAAAATGCTATGTGACCATGCAGGTACGGGTATGGCTATTACAGTTAAGCCTGAAGCTACTACTAATCAGGATTCATATGGTGGTGCTTCTGTTTGTATATATTGTCGCGCACGTGTTGAACATCCAGATGTTGATGGATTGTGCAAATTACGCGGCAAATTTGTTCAAGTGCCTGTAGGTATAAAAGATCCTGTGTCATATATATTAACGCATGATGTTTGTCAAGTTTGTGGTTTTTGGCGTGATGGTAGTTGCTCGTGTGTAAACACGGGTTCTACTGTTCAGTCAAAAGATTCGAACTTTTTAAACGGGTTCGGGGTACGAGTGTAGATGCCCGACTCGTACCCTGTAGCTCAGGTTTAACTACCGATGTTCAATTACGGGCATTTGATATATACAATGCTAGTATAGCTGGTATTGGTCAGTTTTTGAAAGTTAATTGCTGTCGTTTTCAACGTGTTGATGATGATGGTGCTATGTTGGACTTGTTCTATGTAGTAAAGAGGGCAAGTCTTGAAATTTATAATAGAGAGAAAGAGTGTTATGAGTTAATTAAGGAGTGTGGTAGTGTTGCTGTTCATGACTTCTTCACATTTGATGTTGAGGGTAGTCGTGTTCCGCACATTGTGCGCAAAGATTTAACAAAGTATACTATGCTGGATCTTTGTTATGCATTGCGGCATTTTGATCGCAATGATTGCTCAACACTTAAAGAAATACTTTCTCTTTATGCTGATTGTGATGAGTCCTATTTTACTAAAAAGGACTGGTATGATTTTGTTGAAAATCCTGATATTATTAAAGTGTATAAAAAGCTAGGGCCTATTTTTAATCGTGCTCTGGTTAACACTAATAAGTTTGCAGATGCTATGGTAGAGGCAGGCTTAGTAGGTGTTTTAACACTTGATAATCAAGATATGAATGGTTTGTGGTATGATTTTGGTGACTTTGTAATAACGGCGCCCGGTTGTGGTGTTGCTGTTGCAGACTCTTATTATTCTTATATGATGCCAATGCTTACTATGTGTCATGCATTGGATTGTGAATTATATGTTAATAATTCTTACAAGCAATTTGATCTTGTGCAGTATGATTTTACTGATTACAAAATTGAGTTGTTTGAGAAGTATTTTAAACATTGGAGTATGCCTTATCATCCAAACACTATAGAGTGTGAGAATGATAGGTGTGTGATACATTGTGCTAATTTTAACATACTTTTTAGTATGGTATTACCTCAAACCTGTTTTGGGCCTCTTGTTAGGCAAATACATGTAGATGGTGTTCCTTTCGTTGTTTCGATTGGATACCATTATAAAGAGTTAGGTATAGTCTTAAATATGGATGTGGAAACACATCGTTTCCGCTTGTCTTTGAAAGACTTGCTTTTATATGCGGCAGACCCTGCTATGCATGTGTCTTCTGCTAATGCACTGTATGATTTACGTACATGTTGCTTTAGTGTAGCAGCTATAGCTAGTGGTGTACGATTTCAAACAGTTAAACCTGGTAATTTTAATCAGGACTTTTATGATTTTATTTTAAGTAAAGGTCTGCTTAAAGAGGGAAGTACAGTTGATTTGAAACATTTCTTCTTTACGCAGGATGGTAACGCTGCTATTACTGATTATAATTATTATAAGTATAATCTGCCTACTATGGTGGATATAAAACAGTTGTTATTTGTTTTAGAAGTTGTTTATAAGTATTTTGAGATCTATGATGGTGGGTGTATACCCGCATCACAGGTCGTTGTTAATAATTATGACAAAAGCGCGGGCTATCCATTTAATAAATTTGGAAAGGCGCGCCTTTATTATGAAGCATTGTCATTAGAGGAACAAGATGAAATTTATGCTTATACTAAGCGTAATGTCTTGCCTACTTTGACACAGATGAATCTTAAGTATGCTATTAGTGCTAAAAATAGAGCCCGCACTGTTGCAGGTGTTTCTATTTTGAGTACTATGACTGGCAGAATGTTTCATCAGAAATGTTTAAAGAGTATAGCAGCTACTCGTGGTGTTCCTGTAGTTATAGGAACCACGAAATTTTATGGTGGATGGGATGATATGCTCCGCCGCCTTACTAAAGGTGTTGATAACCCCGTTCTTATGGGATGGGATTATCCTAAATGTGATCGCGCAATGCCTAACATCTTACGTATTGTGAGTAGTTTGGTTTTGGCGCGCAAACATGATGCATGTTGTTCGCAATCAGATAGATTCTATCGATTGGCGAATGAATGCGCACAAGTTTTAAGTGAAATAGTTATGTGTGGTGGTTGTTATTATGTTAAGCCAGGTGGTACTAGTAGTGGGGATGCAACCACTGCTTTTGCCAATTCTGTCTTTAATATATGTCAAGCAGTCTCAGCCAATGTATGCTCACTTATAGCGTGCAATGGTAACAAGATTGAAGATTTGAGTATACGTGATTTACAAAAACGTTTATACTCAAATGTTTATCGTAGTGATACTGTTGATGACAAGTTCGTCACTGAATACTATGAATTTTTAAATAAGCATTTTAGTATGATGATTTTGAGTGATGATGGCGTTGTGTGTTATAATTCTGATTATGCGTCCAAAGGGTATATTGCTAATATAAGCGCCTTTCAACAGGTGTTATATTATCAAAATAACGTATTTATGTCAGAAGCCAAATGTTGGGTTGAACAGGACATAAATCAAGGACCACATGAATTTTGTTCGCAACACACAATGTTAGTTAAAATGGATGGAGACGATGTTTTCCTACCATATCCAGATCCTAGTCGTATATTAGGAGCTGGGTGTTTTGTAGATGATCTTTTAAAGACTGATAGCGTTCTTCTTATTGAGCGCTTTGTAAGTCTTGCAATAGATGCTTATCCTTTAGTGTACCACGAGAACGAAGAGTATCAGAAAGTTTTTCGTGTGTATTTAGAATATATAAAGAAATTGTACAATGATTTGGGTAACCAGATTTTGGACAGTTATAGTGTTATTTTAAGTACTTGTGATGGACAAAAGTTTACTGATGAGTCCTTTTACAAGAACATGTATCTTAGGAGTGCAGTCATGCAAAGCGTTGGTGCCTGCATAGTCTGTTCTTCTCAAACATCATTGCGTTGTGGCAGTTGCATACGAAAACCGCTTTTGTGTTGCAAGTGTTGCTATGATCATGTTATGGCAACAGATCACAAGTTTGTGTTGAGTGTATCACCATATGTGTGTAATGCACCGGGTTGCGATGTAAATGATGTTACCAAATTGTATTTAGGTGGTATGTCATATTATTGTGAAGACCATAAACCACAGTATTCTTTTAAATTAGTTATGAATGGTATGGTTTTTGGTTTATATAAACAATCCTGCACAGGTTCGCCTTTTATAGAGGATTTTAATCGCATTGCTAGTTGTAAGTGGACTGATGTTGACGATTACATTCTAGCAAATGAGTGTACGGAACGCTTGAAATTGTTTGCCGCAGAAACGCAAAAGGCCACTGAGGAGGCTTTTAAGCAAAGTTATGCGTCAGCAACGATCCAAGAGATTGTTAGCGAGCGTGAGTTGATTTTGTCCTGGGAAGTAGGAAAGGTTAAGCCACCACTTAATAAAAATTATGTTTTTACTGGCTACCATTTTACAAAGAATGGTAAGACCGTTTTGGGTGAGTATACTTTTGACAAAAGTGAGTTGACTAATGGCGTGTATTATCGCGCTACAACCACATATAAGCTATCTGTAGGAGATGTTTTTGTTTTAACATCACACTCAGTGGCTAATTTATGTGCTCCTACGTTGGTACCGCAGGAGAATTATAGTAGCATTAGATTTGCTAGTGTTTATAGTGTGCCTCAGACGTTTCAGAGTAATGTTGTTAATTATCAACACATTGGTATGAAACGTTATTGTACCGTGCAAGGACCTCCAGGTACTGGAAAGTCACATCTTGCTATCGGTTTGGCTGTATATTATTGTACAGCTAGAGTTGTGTACACTGCTGCTAGTCATGCAGCAGTAGATGCACTTTGTGAAAAGGCATACAAATTTTTAAATATTAATGATTGCACTCGTATTATACCCGCCAAAGTGCGTGTTGAGTGCTACGATAAGTTTAAGATTAATGACACGTCTCGTAAGTATGTGTTTACTACCATAAATGCATTACCTGAGATAGTGACTGATATTGTTGTTGTTGATGAAGTTAGTATGCTTACCAATTACGAGTTGTCTGTTATTAACGCTCGTGTTCGTGCTAAGCATTATGTTTATATCGGTGACCCTGCTCAATTACCAGCACCACGTGTGCTTTTGAGTAAAGGTACACTAGAACCTAAATATTTTAACACTGTAACCAAGCTTATGTGTTGCTTGGGTCCAGACATATTTCTTGGTACATGTTATCGTTGTCCCAAGGAAATTGTTGATACAGTGTCTGCCTTGGTTTATGATAATAAGCTTAAGGCTAAAAATGAATGTAGCTCATTGTGTTTTAAAGTCTATTTTAAGGGTGTTACAACACATGAGTCATCTAGTGCTGTTAATATGCAGCAGATTTATTTAATTAATAAATTTTTAAAGGCTAATCCTGCTTGGCAGAAAGCAGTTTTTATTAGTCCGTATAATAGTCAGAATTTTGCTGCTAAGCGCGTCTTAGGTTTACAAACCCAGACTGTTGACTCTGCACAAGGTTCTGAGTATGATTATGTTATATATTCGCAGACTGCGGAAACAGCGCATTCTGTTAATGTTAATCGCTTTAATGTTGCTATTACTAGAGCTAAAAAGGGTATCCTTTGTGTTATGAGTAATATGCAACTATTTGAAGCGTTACAATTTACTGCACTGACACTTGATAAAGTTCCATCTAAGTTACAGTGCACTACTAATTTATTTAAGGATTGTAGTAAGAGTAGTGTTGGCTATCATCCTGCTCATGCTCCTTCTTTTATAGCTGTAGATGAAAAATACAAGGTAAATGGTGAGTTAGCCGTTTGCCTAGGTACAAATGACTCAACAGTTTCTTATTCGAGGCTAATATCACTCATGGGTTTTAAATTAGATTTGACACTTGAAGGGTATTGCAAGCTTTTTATTACTAAAGATGAAGCTGTCAAACGTGTTAGAGCATGGGTTGGTTTCGATGCAGAAGGTGCTCATGCTACACGTGATAGCATTGGGACAAATTTCCCACTTCAATTAGGGTTTTCAACAGGAATTGATTTTGTTGTTGAAACCACTGGTTTGTACGCCGAACGAGATGGTTACAGCTTTAGAAAGGCTGTTGCTAGAGCTCCGCCAGGTGAACAATTTAAACACCTTATCCCACTTATGACCAGAGGACAGAGGTGGGATGTTGTTCGTCCTAGAATAGTACAAATGTTTTCAGATCATTTGATTGATCTGTCTGATTGTGTTGTATTAGTTACATGGGCTGCCAACTTTGAGCTCACTTGTTTACGCTATTTTGCCAAAGTAGGCAAAGAGACTTGTTGTAACGTTTGCACTGTTCGTGCAACTACGTATAATTCTAGAACTGGTTACTATGGTTGTTGGCGCCATAGTTTTGGTTGTGATTATTTGTACAACCCACTTATTGTTGATATTCAGCAGTGGGGTTATTCTGGTTCTTTGTCAAGTAATCACGATATGTATTGTAGTATACATAAAGGCGCTCATGTTGCGTCCTCAGATGCTATAATGACTCGGTGTTTAGCCGTTTATGATTGCTTTTGCAATAATATAAATTGGAATGTGGAGTATCCCATTATTTCAAATGAATTAGATATTAATTCTGGTTGCAGACTTATGCAGCGTGTTATGTGTAAAGCTGCTTTGTTATGCAACCGTTATAGTTTGTGCTATGATATAGGAAATCCTAAGGGGATTGCTTGTATCAAAAGCTATGATTTTAAGTTCTATGATGCCCAACCTGTTGTTAAATCTGTTAAAACATTGTTTTATACATATGAGGCACATAAGGACAGTTTTAAAGATGGTTTATGTATGTTTTGGAATTGCAATGTGGATAAATATCCTAGCAATTCACTTGTTTGTAGGTTTGACACTAGAGTGTTGAACATTCTGAATCTTCCTGGCTGTAATGGTGGTAGTTTGTATGTTAATAAGCATGCATTCCACACCAACTCTTTTAATAGAGCAGCCTTTGAATATTTAAAACCAATGCCATTCTTTTATTATTCTGATACACCTTGTGTGTATATGGATGGCACTGATGTTAAACAGTTGGACTATGTCCCTCTTAAATCCGCCACGTGCATTACTAGATGCAATTTAGGTGGTGCTGTGTGTTTAAAACATGCTGAAGAGTATCGTGAGTTTTTGGAAGCTTACAATACGGTTACTACAGCAGGTTTTACATTTTGGATTTATAAGACTTTTGATTTTTATAATCTTTGGAATACATTCACTAAGCTACAAAGCTTAGAGAACGTAGTTTATAACTTAGTTAATGCTGGACACTATGATGGACGGGAGGGTGAACTTCCTTGTGCCATAATTAGTGATAAAGTTGTTGCTAAGATAGATAATGAGGATGTTGTTGTGTTTAGGAATAACACTACGTATCCTACTAATATTGCTGTCGAACTTTTTGCGAAACGCAGTGTTCGACACCATCCGGAGCTTAAACTCCTTAGAAATTTAAATGTTGATGTGTGTTGGAAGCACGTCATTTGGGATTATGCTAGAGAAAGTATATTCTGCAGTAACACCTTTGGTGTCTGCGCATATACAGATTTAAAGTTCATTGAAAATTTGAATGTCCTTTTTGATGGTCGTGATAATGGTGCTCTTGAAGCCTTTAGGAACGCTAAAAATGGCGTTTACATTAACACGATTAAAATAAAAAGTCTTTCGATGTTTAAAGGTCCACAGAGAGGTGAGCTTAATGGCGCCGTTGTGGATAAAGTTGGAGAACAAGATATTGTGTTTTATTTTGCTTTGCGTAGGGATGGTCAAGATGTTATCTTCAGCCATATAGACAGCCTAGGAGGCAGCCATTACCGGAGCCCACAAGGTAATCCGGGTGGTAATGCACAACCTGGTAATGTCGGTGGTAATGATGCTCTAACGTTTGGCAGCATTTTTACACAAAGCAGGTCTTTGAGCTCTTTCGAATGTCGTAGTGACATGGAGAAAGATTTTATAGCTCTTGAAGATAGTGTGTTCATAGAAAAGTATGGTTTGGAGGACTATGCATTTGAACACATTGTTTATGGTAGTTTTAACCAGAAGATTATTGGGGGTCTGCATTTGTTAATAGGCTTGTATCGAAGACAGCAGAAATCCAATCTGGTTATTCAGGAGTTTGTTAATTATGACTCCAGCATACATTCTTATTTTATTACTGACGAAAGTAGTGGTGCTAGTAAGAGTGTTTGCACTGTTATAGATATATTGTTAGATGATTTTGTGGCTCTTGTTAAGTCACTTGATCTTAATTGTGTGAGTAAGGTTGTTAATGTTAATGTGGATTTTAAAGATTTTCAGTTTATGCTTTGGTGTAATAAGGATAAAGTTATGACATTTTATCCTAGATTGCAAGCTAGTGGTGACTGGAAACCTGGTTATACTATGCCTGTATTATATAAGTACTTGAACTCGCCCATGGAAAGAGTCAGTCTCTGGAATTATGGTAAAGCGATTTCATTACCTACAGGCACTATGATGAATGTTGCTAAGTATACTCAGTTGTGTCAATATCTGAATACTACAACATTAGCTGTCCCAGCTAATATGCGTGTATTGCATTTAGGAGCTGGTTCAGATAAAGGTGTCGCACCTGGAACTGCAGTTCTTAGGCAGTGGTTACCTCCAGGTACGATTCTTGTTGATAATGATATGTACCCATTTGTGAGTGACGCTGTTGCTACTTACTTTGGGGATTGTATAACCTTACCCTTTGATTGTCAATGGGATTTGATTGTTAGTGATATGTATGACCCTATAACTAAGAACATAGGTGAGTACAATGTAAGTAAAGATGGTTTCTTTACATATCTTTGTTATTTAATTCGCGACAAGTTAGCTCTTGGTGGTAGTGTTGCCATAAAAATAACAGAGTTTTCTTGGAATGCTGAATTATATAAGTTAATGGGTCATTTTGCGTATTGGACAGTTTTCTGTACAAACGCAAATGCTTCTTCTAGTGAAGGATTTTTAATTGGCATTAATTATTTGGGTAAGACCCAGGTGGAAATTGATGGTAATGTTATGCATGCCAATTATTTGTTTTGGAGAAATTCCACTATGTGGAATGGGGGTTCTTATAGTTTGTTTGATATGCATAAGTTCCCCCTAAAATTAGCTGGCACTGCTGTTGTTAGTTTAAAAAGTGAACAGCTAAATGATATGGTTTACTCACTATTAGAAAAGGGTAAACTGCTTATTAGAGATACCAAAAAGGAAGTGTTTGTTGGAGATAGTATGGTGAATGCAAGCACAATCTAAACTTTAGAGATGGCTTTGGCTCTTGCAGACAAACCCACTCATTTTGTGAACTTCCCACTAGCTCAGTTTGACGAGTTTATGGTGAAGTATAAAGAGCTACACGCTGAAATCCAAAGAAGGGGTATCGTGTGTAAGCTTCAATCTGCGCCGCATGTTAGTATCACTATGCTCGACATTGATGAGTGTGATATTAAAGATGTGGATATTGTTCTTCAAGAGACTGTTGACGATTTTGACGATGAAGAAGAGTTTCTGATGACTTTCACAAACCCTCACTTCCTCGGAAGATGTCTTGTCCTTGATGTTACAGGTCCAGAAAAATTGCATGATGATGTCGTGCTTAGGCTTAGAAATAAGGGCATTAAGTGTGATCAGTCCCGAGAATGGATTTGTCATTGCACTGTTGCCCAATTTTCTGAAGATCCTAATGCTAACGACTTCATTGTAGACCAATGTAATGGTTTGCAATTTTCTTATATGGAACCCATTCACATTCACTCCGATGCACATATTGAACTTGTGCAAATCGGAGCGTCTAAGGAAGATGGTTTTTATGATTGCATTCTTAGTCACTGGATGGGTATCAGGTGGGAATATTCACCTGAATCTAGACCTCCAGATGGTAAATTGGGTGCTATAATGGGTTATTGTTGTTTGGACATACTCAGAGAGCAATGTGGAGATGAGTATTTCCCTAAGGATGATGATGATGCTTGGTATATGCTCTCTGAACATTTTGAGTGCAGACTGTGGTTTTATAGGTATGTTTATAGAAACAGTAGTTACTTTAGGCAGACCATAAAGAACAGATGCTGCAATTGTGCGGGAGAGTTTTCTAGTGATGAAGACTAAACCCTGTGAAATGGCTATGGCACCAAGAACATTGCTTCTTTGTTGCCTTTTGTTGGGTGTAGTGAGTTTTGAGAACCCACCGCTCAATGTAGTCTCACATGTTAGTGATGATTGGTTTCTATTTGGTGATAGTCGTAGTGACTGTGCCCATGTAGTTAATACCAATCCCAAAAATTATAGTTATATGGACCTTAATCCTGCGTTGTGCAATTCCGGTAAAGTTTCTTCTAAAGCAGGTAATTCACTCTTTAGGAGTTTTCACTTTACGGACTTCTACGACTATAAAGGAGAGGGTCAACAAATTATATTTTATGAGGGCGTAAATTTTACACCTTATCACGGCTTTAAATGTACTTCTGCTGGCGATAATGCTGTGTGGATACAAAATAAGGGCCGTTTTTATGAAAAATTGTATCAAAAGATGGCCGTTTATCGTAGCCTATCTTTTATCACTATCACTTATACATATGCAGGTAGTGCTACTGCTACAGCATTTTGTAAGAGTGGTAGTTTGACTATGAATAACCCAGCCTATATTGCTAAAGAGGCAGGGCAGAATGATTATTACTACGAAGCCGAGGCAGATTTTACTCTTGATGGTTGTGATGAGTATATTGTCCCGCTTTGTATTTTTCAGGGCAAGTTCCTTTCGCAGGGACTGACTTATGCTGATAGTCAGTACTACTTTAACAAGGATACTGGTCTTATATATGGTTGGAATTCTACAGCTAGTATTTCTACTGGTATAGACTTCCACTGTCAGTATTTAATCATGCCCTCTGGTAATTATAAATCAATTTCTAATGAGTTGATGTTGACGGTTCCAACTAAGGCCATATGTCTGAACAAGAAAAAGGATTTTACTCCTGTTCAGGTAGTGGATTCTCGTTGGAATAATGCCAGGACTTCAGATAACATGACGGCCGTTGCTTGTAGACCGCCGTACTGTTATTTTCGTAATTCTACCTCCAATTATGTTGGGGTTCATGATATCAACCATGGAGATGCTGGTTTTACCAGTATACTCTCTGGTTTGCTATATAATGCGCCCTGTTTTTCACAACAAGGTGTGTTTCGTTATAATAATGTTACCAGCATGTGGCCTCTTTACTCTTTTGGAGAGTGTCCTACTGCTGCTAAAATTAATTTTGGGACTTCTGATGTTCCTATTTGTGTCTATGACCCACTACCCGTCATATTACTTGGCATACTTCTCGGGATAGCGGTCATAATTATTATTGTTATGCTTATTTATTTCATGGTTGATAACGGTACTAGGTTGCATATAGCTTAGACCAGTATCTAAACATGATTATAATTATTTTGAGTCTTCTACCAACAGCGTTAGCTGTTATAGGGGACCTAAAATGTACTACTGTAAGCATTAATGATGTAGACACTGGTGCTCCTAGTATTAGTACCGAAACTGTTGTCGTAGACAAGGGTCTTGGTACGTATTATATACTAGACCGTGTCTATTTAAACACCTCACTGTTACTTAATGGTTATTATCCTACTTCAGGTGCCACATTTCGAAATATGGCTCTCAAGGCTACTTTACTATTAAGTACTGTTTGGTTTAAACCACCATTTTTATCCGAGTTTAACGATGGCATATTTGCCAAAGTTAAAAATTCAAAGGTAGTTAAAAACGGCATTACGTACAGCGAGTTTCCTACTATAGTTATTGGTACTAGCTTTGTTAATACCACATATTCTATAGTTGTGCAACCGCGTACTACCGTTTCTAATAATAAAATTACAGGTCTCTTAGAGATTTCTGTTTGTCAATATACTATGTGTGAGTATCCCAATACCGTCTGTAATGAGGGTTTGGGTTCTCAAAGAATAGAAAATTGGCATTATGAGTCTGGTATTGCACCTTGTATATACCTACGCAATTTCACATATAATGTGGATGCGGATTGGTTGTATTTTCATTTTTATCAAGATGGTGGTACTTTTTATGCGTATTATTCAGATTCAGGTCTGGCTACTACGTTTTTGTTTAATGTCTACCTTGGTACTGTGCTGACGTATTACTATGTAATGCCTCTGGCATGTAACGGGGCTGTCCAACTTGAGTATTGGGTTACACCTCTCACTAAAAGACAGTATTTACTTGTTTTCGACCAAAAGGGCACTATTACTGATGCTGTTGATTGTGCAAGTGACTACATGAGTGAGATTAAATGTGGTACCCAATCTGTAACACCTAAGACTGGTGTTTATGAACTTACTGGATACACAGTTCAACCCATTGCTGATGTATACAGACGTATTCCTAACCTCCCAGATTGTGATATGGAGAGTTGGCTTAATGCGCCAACAGTTCCCTCTCCTATTAACTGGGAGCGTAAGACTTTTTCTTCTTGTAATTTCAATATGAGCAGTTTGTTAAATAGAGTACAGGCTAGCTCGTTCACTTGTAACAATATTGATGCTTCCAAGTTTTATGGTATGTGTTTTGGCAGCATTACTATTGATAAATTTGCTATACCCCTTAGTAGAAAGGTTGACCTACAATTGGGTTCTTCAGGGTACTTACAAAATTTCAATTACCGTATTGATCAATCCGCTACGTCTTGTCAAATGTACTATGGCATACCTCAAAATAATGTCACAGTTACTAAGATTAATCCTAGCGGATGGAACAAACGTTACGGGTTTGAAAATTTTAAGCCACTACGTAGTGGTTCATATGGTAAACACGATGTTATTTTTGCACAGCAGTGCTTTAATGTACCCTCTGATTTTTGTCCTTGTAAATTAGGATGTCCCACTGGGACCACTAACAGACCAATAGTAGGCACCAGTACATCTGGTGAAACATTATATGATTGCCCTGGTGACCCTATGTATTCTTCTGGTGGTTCCAGTTGCAAGCAAAATAAGGTCACCATAGGAGTTGGACAGCATTGCCCAGGTATTGGTGTTGTTGAAGATCGTTGCGCTGCATCCATGCCAGGCAGCACTTCCTTCACTTGTTCTTGTAGCAATACTCAATATGACCAAGCTACTTCAGCTGGGTCTTCCTACTATTGGGCTTGGACAGGTTTCTCATCAGGCACTTGTTTGTCAGATGGTTACTGTAACATTTTTGCCAATGTTCTTTTGAACAATGTTAATAGTGGTTCTACATGTGCCACAGATCTACAAAAACCCAACACTGATATTATTGTCGGTGTTTGTGTTAATTATGACCTTTATGGTATAACAGGTCAAGGTATTTTTAATGAGGTTAAAGCTGACTATTACAATAGCTGGCAAAACCTCCTTTATGATTCTAATGGTGTGCTCTATGGTTTTAGAGACTACCAGACAAATAGAACATATATGATTCGTAGCTGTTATAGTGGTCGTGTTAGTGCCGCTTATCATTCAGATGCTTCGGAACCAGCATTGCTGTACAGAAATCTGAAATGCAGCTATGTTTTTAATAATAGTATTAGTAGAACTGCATCGCCTATTAACTACTTTGATAGTTATTTAGGCTGTGTTGTTAACGCTGACAATAATACTCAATCCGTTGTGGGTACTTGTGACCTAGCTATGGGTTCTGGTTATTGTGTTGATTATAGTAAAACCCGTCGTGCCAAACGAGCCACTAGTACGGGTTATGGTTTGACAAATTTTGAACCATTCACTGTTGCGTTAGTGAATGATAGTGTAAAACCTGTTGGTGGTCTGTATGAAATGCAGATTCCTTCAGATTTTACTATTGGTAACGTAGAGGAGTTTATTCAAACTAGCTCCCCTAAAGTTACTATAGATTGTGCTGCGTTTGTCTGCGGAGACTATGCGGCTTGTAGAGAACAATTGGTTGAGTATGGCACGTTTTGTGACAACATTAATGCCATACTTAGTGAAGTTAATAATTTGCTTGACACCTCACAGATGCAGGTGTCTAGTGCTTTGATGAATGGTGTCACCTTGAGTACAAAACTTAAAGATGGCATAGATTTTAATGTAGACGACATTAACTTTTCTTCTGTACTAGGATGCATTGGCTCTGATTGTAGTGCTAGTGGTAGGTCCGTTATAGAAGATTTACTTTTTAATAAAGTAAAATTAGCTGATGTCGGTTTTGTAGAGGCTTATAATAATTGCACAGGAGGCAATGAGGTTCGTGATTTGATTTGTGTGCAATCCTTTAATGGAATCAAAGTATTACCACCTCTCTTATCTGAAAGTCAGATTGGAGGTTATACTACTGCTGCAACCGCTGCTACATTGTTCCCACCATGGACATCAGCAGCTGGTATTCCATTTTATTTGAATGTTCAGTATAGAATTAATGGTCTTGGTGTAACTATGGATGTTCTTAGTGAGAACCAGAAAATGATTGCTAATGCATTTAACAACGCGCTTGGTGCCATACAGGATGGATTTGATGCAACCAATTCTGCTTTGGTCAAAATACAGGCTGTTGTGAATGCAAATGCTGAAGCTTTGAATAACTTGTTGCAGCAGCTTTCTAATAGATTTGGTGCAATTAGTGCTTCTTTACAAGAAATCCTATCTCGACTTGATACCCTTGAGGCACAGGTCCAGATCGATCGTCTTATTAATGGGCGTTTAACTGCTCTTAATGCATATGTCTCTCAGCAATTGAGTGATATTACACTTGTAAAATTCAGTGCTTCTCAAGCTATTGAGAAAGTAAATGAATGTGTTAAGAGCCAGTCTCCTAGAGTTAATTTCTGTGGTAATGGTAACCACATTTTGTCATTGGTACAGAATGCTCCATACGGACTGTATTTTATCCACTTTAGTTATGTGCCTACCAAATATGTCACTGCCTATGTTAGTCCAGGACTTTGCATAGCTGGAGACAAAGGAATTGCACCTAAGAGTGGTTATTTTGTCAGAGTTAATGATAAGTGGATGTTCACTGGTAGTGGTTATTACTATCCTGAACCCATTACTGATAAGAATGTTGTTATGATGAGTACGTGTGCTGTTAATTATACAAAAGCACCGGATGTAATACTGAACAATACAATACCCACTCTTCCTGATTTTAAGGAAGAGTTGGATCAATGGTTTAAAAACCAAACATCCACGGCACCTGATTTGTCGTTGGATTTGGATTATATAAACATTACCTTCCTTGATCTGTCTAATGAAATTAGCCGGATTCAGGAAGCTATAAAAGTTTTAAATAATAGCTACATCAATCTCAAGGACATAGGTACATATGAGTATTATGTTAAATGGCCTTGGTATGTTTGGCTTCTCATTGGGTTAGCTGGTGTAGCTGTTTTGGTTCTATTGTTTTTCATATGTTGTTGTACAGGATGTGGAAGCAGTTGTTTTAAGAAATGTGGTGGTTGTTGTGACGACTATGGTGGACATCAGGAGCTCGTAATCAAAACTTCGCATGACGACTAAAGAGTCGCGTTTTGTGCTAGCTCTTGAAGACATAGTACACCCCTTTAACCATTTGAAGATTTTTACAATTAGTGACACTTACGGTATTTACCTGTGTGAAGCTAATTTTATAGATATATATTCTAAGAGGTGCTACTTCAAGGCTTACGGTGATTCAAAAGAGTCAGCTCGCTTTAACTGCTTGGCCCGCATACTAGACTACTACAATGCGTTGTAGTAGATTTGGTTTTGCTGCAGTTTTAGCTACCGTTCCTTTTCTAGCATCTATTACTGTATGCAGTTACATTTTGTGGCTGTATTTGTTTCCTAAAGATTCAGGGCTTATAGTAAGAAATACCACTTCACCTGCTGCTTTGCCAGGTACAGTGAGTTATATTATTAGTACACCCGTAAAGTCACTTGCTACAACAATTGACGGTACGACGTATACTATAATTAAGCCCTCTACTGTGTATACCACAGTTTATTTGGGTAAATTTAAAGGGCTTGACACTAGTACATTTGGACCCAAACCAGGTTCTTATATAATTAGTACTAAGCCTATTTTGTTTTCAGGTAAACCTTACAACTTTAGACGTTTGTCTAGGTGGCTAAGGCCTAACCCTACTAATGGACCTCTGGAGAGCAGAACCACATAGATTGCGTTACACTAACGCTTTTAGTGTTCCTGCTCTAGAGGATTGTTGTTTTAAGTATAAATACCAACAACCTCGTGTTGGTTATACTAGAGTACCTAGAAAAGCATGGTGCCGCAATCAAGGTAGCATATGTGCTCACCTTACTTTGTACGGTACCACTAATTTTAATTACTCAGGAATAATAACTTCTTTCAACACCTTTGGCAATTCTGTTGCCGAAGCTGTTGATAAACTTGTTAAACAAGCCATAGATTTCATAGTCTGGCGTGCCCAGTATCTTAATCTATATGGCTGAAATCTACCTTTCAGACACTGTGTGGTATGTGGGGCAAATCATTTTTATTTTCGCCATTTGCTTATTTGTAATTGTTGTTGTTGTGGCATTTTTGGCGACATTTAAATTGTGTGTTCAACTTTGCGGTATTTGTAATACCTTAGTACTGTCCCCTTCTATATATGTTTATAATAGAGGTAGGCAGTTTTATGAGTTTTACCAGGATGTAAAACCCCCTGTTTTAGAAATGGATGATGTTTAGGATCATCTAAACATTATGAGTGGTGTTGATACTACACCAGCTCCAGTATATAGCTGGACAGCTGATGAAGCTATTAGATTCCTAAAGGAATGGAATTTCTCTTTGGGAATTATACTGCTCGTTATTACAATCATTTTGCAGTTTGGATATACCAGCCGCAGTATGTTTGTTTATGTGTGCAAGATGATCATTCTTTGGCTAATGTGGCCTCTTACGATCATTTTGACTATATTTAATTGCGTTTACGCATTAAATAATATTTATCTTGGATTTTCTATAGTTTTTGCTATAGTGTCCATTATTATGTGGATTGTTTATTTTGTGAATAGTATCAGATTGTTTATCAGAACTGGTAGTTGGTGGAGTTTCAACCCAGAGACAAACAATTTGATGTGTATAGATATGAAGGGTAGGATGTATGTTAGGCCCATTATAGAGGACTATCACACCCTGACGGTCACTGTTATCAGAGGCCATCTTTTCATCCAAGGTATAAAACTCGGTACCGGCTATACATTGTCAGATTTGCCAGCTTATGTAACAGTAGCTAAAGTTACGCACTTGTGCACTTATAAGCGAGCATTTTTGGACAAGATAGGCGATATGAGTGGTTTTGCAGTTTATGTTAAGTCCAAAGTAGGTAACTACCGCCTGCCTTCTAATCAGAAGGGTACAGGCATGGACACCGCACTGTTGAGAAATAATATCTAAACTTTAAAGGATGTCTCTCACACCTGGCAAACAAAATGCCGGCAGTAGAGCCTCCTCAGGAAATCGATCAGGTAATGGTATCCTTAAATGGGCCGACCAGGTCGATCAGCCTAGAAACACTCAAACCAGAGGTAGAAGAACTCAACCCAAGCAAACTGCTACTTCCATGCAGCAATCAGGAGGGAATGTTGTTCCATACTACTCTTGGTTCTCTGGAATTACTCAGTTTCAAAAGGGCAAAGAGTTTGAATTTGCAGATGGTCAAGGTGTGCCAGTTGCACCAGGGATACCTGCCACTGAGGCAAAAGGTTACTGGTACCGGCACAACAGAAGATCTTTTAAAACAGCTGATGGTCAGCAGAAACAACTGCTTCCAAGATGGTACTTCTACTATCTCGGCACAGGACCTTATGCAACCGAACAATACGGAACCGACATTGACGGTGTCGTATGGGTCGCTAGCAAACAAGCTGATGTTAATACCCCGGCTGACGTTCTCGACCGGGATCCTAGTAGCCACGAAGCTATCCCGACTAGGTTTGCGCCTGGTACTGTGCTTCCTACGGGCTACTATATTGAAGGCTCAGGAAGGTCTGCTCCTAATTCCAGATCTAGTTCTCGCGCGTCAAGCAGAGCTTCTAGTGTCGGATCGCGAAGCAGAAACAACTCGGGCTCTAGAACACCTACCTCTGGTGTGACACCTGACATGGCAGATCAAATTGCTAGTCTTGTTCTGGCTAAGCTGGGTAAAGATGCCAGTAAGCCTCAGCAGGTTACTAAGCAGACAGCCAAAGAAGTCAGACAGAAAATTTTGAACAAACCTCGCCAGAAGCGGAGCCCCAATAAGCAATGCACTGTTCAGCAGTGCTTTGGAAAAAGGGGCCCCAACCAAAATTTTGGTGGAGGTGACATGCTTAAATTGGGAACTAGTGACCCACAGTTCCCCATTCTTGCAGAACTCGCACCCACTGCTGGTGCGTTTTTCTTTGGATCCAAATTGGAATTGGCCAAAGTACAAAATCTTTCAGGAAGTGCTGATGAACCTCAGAAAGATGTTTATGAGTTGCGCTATTCAGGCGCTATTAGGTTTGATAGTACACTTTCTGGGTTTGAAACCATAATGAAAGTGTTGAATGAGAATTTGAATGCTTACCAGGACCAAGATTCTGGTAGTACTGGATTGAATATGAGTCCTAAGCAGCAACGCAATAAGCGTAACACTGCTGGAACAGAAAGAATGGATAATGTAAGTGTTGCATCCCCAAAGAGCAGGGTGCAGCAAAATAAAAGCAGAGAACTGACTGCAGAGGATATTAGTTTGCTTAAGCAACTAGATGAGCCCTCTGCTGACAGTAGTGAAATATAAGAGAATGAACCTTATGTCGGCGCTAGGTGGTAACCCCACGCTAGAAAGTCGGTATAAGGCACTCTCTATCAGAATGGATGTCTTGCTGCTACAATAGATAGAGTAGGTTGTAGTAGACTATAGATTAATTAGTTGAAATGTAGTGATGGTAATGTATAGTGCTGGAGTAAGTGAAAGACTTGCGGAAGTAATTGCCGACAAGTGCCCCCGGGAAGAGCCTGCATGTTAAGTTACCACCCCTAACATAGTAAATGAATGAAGTTAATCATGGCCAATTGGAAGAATCGCAAAAAAAAAAAA